TGAACTAGGTCATACTTCACCTTGTCGTTTTCACGGATTTCGTGAACTAGACCGCTGTGGTGAACGAATACGTCCTCAGAGTTGTCTGCTGGTGTGATGAATCCAAAGCCTTTGGTAGTGTTTTGTACCACCAATTAACGCATATAAATTTGGGCACCAATCATCATCAGCAGCTCTTTTAAACAATAAAATTTCTAAGTTTTCATTAAATATTAACCCTAACGAAACAACCTTTTGTTCATCATTATAATCGATAGACTCATTTGTTAAAAAATTATTAGTTCTTGAAACTAATTGATCTTTATTATGTTCTTTGTTATAAACATTATCAAATCCACCATATTGTGATAGATTTTTATTAGAATTATTAATTTTTTTACGTTCTTTATCTAACAGATTGTTAACAAAATTTTTCATCAACATGCCACCTGCTAATTCAAATTCAATTGCATCAAAATCACCAGAAAGATTGTCAAAATAATTCTTCATTCTTTTTAAATTTTGATATGTTATTGTTCTTTCTCTTAAAAAATTATTAGCACGTTTTTTACCATTACTATTTATTTTTTTAAATTTTTGTAACGTAATAGATATTTGATTTAAAATCTTATCTGGTATGTTATAAACATTTCCGTATAATTCAGAATTCATTAGTTTTCTATTATATATTTTTTGTATTGTTTAATTGAATTAATTACATTATCAATATTCAAATCTTTATTAAACCCAAGAATATTAATAACAAGTAAAGATAATTCTTTTTCTGTTAAAATTTTATCTTTAATCAATTCAGATATTTTATTTACCTTTATTGTAGACTTACTATCACTAATATATGGGTCAACTGTTGGTCTAATGATATCGTTTTCTTCAATAGTATTTTCTTTTTTTAAATTTTTCTTAATAAGACTTAATACACCTTTAGCATATTTATAATCAGATTTTTTTTCTTCATCTTTCAAATCGGAAAATTTCTTTTTTAATAAAATTTTATATTCTTTTATTTTTTCTTTTGAGAGATTACCTAAAAAATATTTGATATGTTTTTTATATTGTTCAAATTCATATTCAGCAACAATATCAATAATATTCTGTGTTTTATTCTCTTCACTCTCTCTAAAAGTAAAACCAAGTAATCCCATATATTCATCATCATCAGCAGCCTGTCTTCCCATTCCTACGTTATAATCAGTTGGTTTTGTTGACATATTTGCCTTTTCTGGTGAATATTTTGGTTGGTCATTATGTATACTTATTAAATTACCATCACCACTAATAACTTCATTAATATTAATCTTTTTCATATTTTTTATATAAATACTTATCAAGTTTTATTAATTGTATCAAAGAATTCATTTGAAACATTATAAAGATATTCATTTTCATCAACTTTATGAATAGTATATTTATCTTTTGTTTTTTTCAAAACAAAATCACCATAATTTAATTTATCGTATATTGCTTTAATATTAAATCCTTTCTTTTCAACTACTTTTTTTAATTTTTGCTTATATTCTTCAACGCCTGATAAATCATTTTCATTTCTTAGCATATAACCATCATATATTACAGAAGGATCATAACCAGAATTATTCCAATGTCTTAATTCTTTTTCTTCCAAATACATAAATTCCTTAATAGAGTCGAATGGAAATTTTTTTAGTTTTAATTCTTCATCAGTAAAATATTCTCTTTTATCTGGTACATCCTTAATTAAATTTTTTCTAATATTTTCATCGAAACCAATCAATAACTTTTCTACTCTTTCATTAAAAGCTTCTACATATTTTTTTACATTATATTCACCAGTTAAATCAGGATTAATTTCAAGTTGATTTGTATCAATGAGATAACTAGCAAGATATTCTTCACCAGTTTTTTTATTCTTTAAAACTTTCGTATCACCATGTGATTTTGCTGTGCCAATATTAACATAATATAAAACAGTACCAATTTCATATTCTAAATTATTTGAAATACATAATTCCATGTGTGCTTGCTTTGCTAAAGGTTTACCGTTTTTATCAGTACCTCTATTAATATATCCATTAATTGTTGTTTTTACTTTAGATTTAGATGCAATTTTTTTCAATGGTATTTGTTTATAATATATTTTTTCAAGGTATTCATAATAATATTCTACAAATTGATCACCTTTATTTTCCATTAACATAGTAAAACTTTTATCAATAAAATCCTCGATATATTCAGGCATACCTTTTGATTTAATAGTATTACCTGTTAATTTAAGTTTACTAGGTACTTGTTTATTTTTCTTTTTATCAAAATATCCTGGTATTTTTAATGCATAGTTAATTCTACTCAATGTTAAAGTACAATCAAATAAACCATCATTATCAACTTTAATGAATCTGTTTTCATCTGGATTATATTTTAAAATATCTCTATTATATTTTTTTACAATAGCATCATGACCATAATATATTTTACCATTATCAATAAATGTAACATCATTAATTTTTACAGGTTCTTTTAATTTTTTACCTGTTTCTAAATCTCTATAAACTAATTTAGGTATTTTAAAGTTAACACCATCAGTAACAGCTAATATTGGTGTATAATTGTAATTAATAAAATGCCTGATTAGTTTTCTTAAATGTAATCTACCAATACAAGTAATTCTTGATGCAAGCATAGATTCACCCCAAGGAAATGACACACCAGAACCCAAGGCACCAAAAAGTGAATTATTAAGTATTTTTAATGGTAACTGTTTAGTCTTATAAAAACTTCTAAGAACTTCTTCAATTGTTTCATCATTTGCTAATTCCTTATATTTATTTCTTGTTGTTAATAGATATAACAATATTTTTTTCAATACATTTAAAACATCAGCAGAAGGAAATGCATCATAAGTTAATTGAATAGTTGGGTATAGACCTGCAAAGTCAATCTTACCAAGACCTTCCGTAAATCCAACGTAAAAGGCTCTTGCAAGCCCACCAGAGAAATCTTCTTTAACATCATACATTGGAATAGCTAAACCATTTTCGTAGCTCCATGCTGACATAATAAGCTTCCATACGGCAGCATTACCCATCGTACATATACGTTCAAAAGTTGTTGGAATCATCTGAGCTAATAAAAATGATGATTCATTATATTTTTTATCTACTTCATTAGTCTCGTACAAATCATCGTATAAATATTGTTCTACAATCTTACTACCTTTAATTATTGTAAGATCATCATAAGATTCAGCATCAACTTTTTTTAATATTTCTTTATAGTCATGTTCTTTTGTTTTTTCTAAAAATAATTCAGGCTCATTCTGGTATTTTTTATCAATAAGAGTATATTTATTATTCTTAATATTGATAATATAATTTTTATTCTGCTTCCATATTAAAAAGATTTTACTACCATCTTCAATATACATTCTATTTTTCTTAGCAATACCTTCAAATTTACAGATATATTTAAGTTTAGTATTTTTAATATCTGTATTAATTGCTTGTGTTCTTTTTGCTGCATGTTGAATATCAATATTATTAATACCCCATATACCAGTTTTTGTGTATTTTATAGTTTCATTACCAACTTTTAAACTAGAATTCTCAATTCTTTTAATAGCTTTTTTTGTATGTAATGTAGTTTTAACTTTATAATTAAAACTTTCAGAAAATGTTTCATAAAGATTCAAACCAACTTTTTCTGCTCTTTTTAAAATAAAAGGCCAGTCAAAATTTTCACCGTTATAATGATTAATAACGGTAGGTTTCATTTCGGTATATTCTTTAAAAAAATCTAATATTATTTTTCTTTCGGATTCATCATCATCCATTTTATCAACACCAAGAATTTTTTCAGTCTTTCTATTATCTTTCATACCAATCATGAAAACCCTATTTCTTTCAGGATCAAGACCAGTAGTTTCAATATCATATGTTAATTTATGTAATTCATCATAGTTGTTAATACCTTTGAAAAGCCTAACACCTTTCTGAATCATATACATTTCTTCTGTTTTTAATTCATAAAGTATTTTATTACTATCATCAAATTTTAACTTTAACCCACCTTCTTTTAAATATTGCTTAATATCTTTTAGTGAATTACCATACATAATATATGGGTAACCATCTTCTAATCTTTCGTGATTATACGTCTTAAGTTTTTCAAATTTAATACCGTATTGTCTTCTATTTTTATTAGCCTTTTCTTTATCATTATCATATAATGTTATATTAAGTTTTTTCAAATCTCTTATATATACAAATGGTTTATAATAATCGATATATTTAACTTTTCTACCATCTGGATATTGATGAAATAAAGTCATCTCGTTTGATGAATAATCACCAATTAAATTAACAAGATATTTAATCTCTTCATTATGGCCATATAAAAACTTTTCAATTTCCATTTTATTTCTTTTTGTATTTATTTTCTATTTTACTAAATAACTCGTCAAGTACTGATCTATTTGCATTATCAATATAATCAACATTATCAATTACTTTTGATATCAATTTTATTTTTTCTTGATTAAGATTATATACATCCTGATCAATAGTGTCTTCAAGACAAAGAATATAAATATTAGAGGTATTTTTTGCACCAATTCTATTTATTCTTGAATATGCTTGTAAATTTTCACCTGGTACATATGATTGATTTAATAAAATCATATAATTAGCAGCAGTTAATGTAATTCCAGCGTTTCCTGATTGTAAAGTTATGAATAAATTCATTACATCGGTATTATTTTTATCTTGAAATTGATCAACAATATTTTGTCTTTCGTCAGGTGAAACATCGCCACTATAGTATTTAGAATTCGGGACTATATCAGATAATTCTTTAAGACCAGCTTTATAAACGTCAAAAATTACAACCTTTTCACCAACATTATTTAAATTTTGAATAAAGTCAACTAAAAATGAACCACATTTTATTTTTGAGGTAAACTGTCTAAGTTTATTTAAAATTGATAACTTATGTGCATTTTCTTTATAATCAGTTAAATCTATACCAAAAAAACCTGACTCAATAAGTTCGTACTGTTTTTGTTGTTCACTTGTTAATTCTAAATCAATTTTAGATACAATCATTTCAGGTAAATCTTTTAAGACATCATGTTTTTTTACCCTATACATAATACCATCTAATTTATTAAAAACATCGTCAAGATTAAATCCTTCTTTATCAACATATAACCCAATAGTTTTATCATATATTTTACCACAAAAGTTTTCAAAAAAGTAAGATTTATTTTTCACTTCATTAGGTAATATTAGTTTCGTAATCACATACAATTCTTCTAACCTATTAGGCATTATTGTACCAGATAATAACAAAGTTCCATTAATATTTTTAAAATTACTTAAAATATTTTTTGTAGTATTTGACTCAGGATTTTTTATTCTATGAGCCTCATCCATTACTATGCAATCAATATCAGAAGGATTTAAACCTAATTTATTTAGTTTAATTTTTGGATTAAATCTAGCATCTCTAAAATATTCATAATTAACAATTATATATTTAGATTCTTCAATAGTATATATATTTGTTTTCTTTTTTTGTGGATTTAAAATAAACCATTTAGAACTTGTAAAAGTTTTTATCTCATTTCTCCAATTTAGTTTTAAATTATTCGGTACAATAACTAAAACTTTTTTAAATCTTTTCATTTCACAGCCTAATATTGCCATCAAAGTTTTACCAGTACCCATATCGGCAGAAATAATAAATTTTTCAAACTCATAAAAAAGTTTAGCACCAACTAATTGATGATTAAAAGGTGTAATATCTTTATTTAAATATTCACTATATGATATTAAATTAGCATTTTCATTTAAATAATCTTTTAATTTTTTTGCTGCAATTTGTTTTTGTTTTTCTGATTGTAGATTTCTTTCTTTTTCAATTAAAATATCTTTCTCAATTTCAATTGATTTTAAAAAAATTTGTTTATTATTTTCGCTTTCAAAATCAAAAAATATATCTTTAGAACCTTTATATGATTTAATTAGATCATATAATAATATTGATGTTAATTCCCATGTTTTATTGTTTGAATTATATTCCCTACTACCTTCAGGTAAAGATTTTATTCTATCAATAATATTTTTATTGTAATTAAAGAATAAAATATATTTTGTAGAAGGATTTCTTTTTTTTCTGCAAAAAAAGCATTTGGACTAGAAAATTT